TTCATCAAATACAGCTAGGTTAAGTTTGAATCCCTGCATCTGACGTACTTCTTGCGTATAGTTGGCAAACAACAAGTAGCTCTTACCACCTGAAGTGTGGCGTATCTCAACACCAATACAGTTGGCTCCATCGCTACGCATAGTATCTGTAATGATACACGCACGAGGTATAGCACCAGTGCCAATATGGTCTCGTATTTTAACATCATTGGTTCCCAACAGTTCATTTTGTAGCACCAAGGCAACCTGACTCCAACCCTCACCTGCTACCATACAGGTAATAGGTTTGTCAAAGCGTTTGCCTGTCCACCAGACTGGATACAGGCCAGTTAAATGGTAAGCAGTTTCATAACAGGTACTAACAGTTTTTCCAATACGATTGGCAGCCAAGATACCACGACGGTCTGTTTGATTAGTGGCAAAGAATTTTAGCTGATGTTTAAATGGACGAAAGTAACGTAGCTGATTGAACTCCATATCATCGCGAATAGCAATAACTAGTTCTTGAAAGGCCAACTTGGCCGCAATGGGTAAGCGTTCAGCTTGCTCTACAGTAACACCGTGTTGTTCACAGGTATAACGCACAGCACGACGCATTAGTACGCCAGGATCTAGCATTTAGAATCCTTTGCGGATAGAGTCAAGTGCTAGAGCTGTGCGAGCTAGGCTTTCAATTTCACCAGCTGACAAGCGCCAGGAGGCAGGATCAGCGGGATCTTCGCCTACACGTTTCTCCAGGCTCTTTTGTAAGCGTTCCATAACCAGGCGCAGGCAATGCTCTATTTGTCGTGGATATTTTTCAGGAAAAGCATCACGGTGAATAGCATTGACCTTCTGCAGGATCTTCGTGTCAGCTACTAGGCGTTCTTGCTGACTATCCACTTTAGATGTTCCAAGGATTATCTAGAGCGGCCGCAGAGTCTCCACCAATAACAAAGTCACGATCAATCCAGGTTTCCCATTGTGTCTTGTTACCAATCTTCATCTTGCTCATAAAGTTTTTCAAGCGTGTGCCTACTGGTGTAATGCGACCATCTGCATAGCGAATGATCTGTTCACCTGTGCGCGGATCAACCCAAACAAATTTGTCTGGTACATCCTTACCATACTTGTTGACACGACTGCCAATGGCACGTTGAGCGATAGGCCCAATGACTTCATAGGTAATGGTGTTGTCAATGTACTTGCGGAAGATTACTGAGCACTTCTGTCCCATAGCTGACCATTCTGGATCTGGATGCGGAAACACATCACATTGGAACATAGTCACAGGCTTGTGGCCCCAAATTTCTGCGGGTTGTGGTGGCAGTTCCTTTAAGGGATCAACTGGCACGATGTCGTTACGATCCACATAAGGGTTTTCATCACCCACAACAGCAGGCGGTGGCATTTGACCGTTAAGAGTGTCTAAGGCAATCTGATATTTGACCTTGTTGCTACGACCTTTTAGGTTGAGTACTACACCAGTCTGATCAAATACAAATTTTTGTAGTTCACCTGCTGTGGGGAAGTCACTCATAAGACCTTCTAGATCAAAGCCTAGGTCCATTGGGGGTTTGTTGCGGGTATCATCAGCGAATGCTGGTGAGAGAGCTGGGGTTTGTTTTTTCATTACAGTTCCTTAAAATTAAATATGGTAGCTGTTTAGGACAACTACCCAACCTATTCGTCAGAATTACTTGGTTGAACGTTCTGTCTTGCTAGACTTAAACTTGCGTTTACTGTCTGCTGAGATAGATTCTAAACCTGGATTGCGATGTTCTTTGTCATCTTGTCCACGAGCCTCAAAGCCACGTGTAATAAAGTCAGCTAGGGGAGCTCGCTCTTCTTTGGCTGTCTTAAAATTACCACGCTTGGCATCGTGTGAGCCATCATTACCTACACGTGGACCTTGTGGTACATTTACATTGTCTCTAGCGTGTGGGTTACGACGGATTGATTCTGCGGTACGTGTTGTCGTATCTTTTTCTTTTTCAATTAAAACTTTGCCTGAATATTTCATTTTTTCTTTCATATGCGCTCCTTAGCCTACCATTGACACGATAGGTGTGATGTAAACTGTACTAGTACTAGTAGTAGTAGTGGTCAAGATCGTTAAGTTGGTTGGCAAGCCTGGTGGGTTAATGGGTGCTGTTACCTTGGTAGTGCCTGGTAACACAACAATGTTGCCTGTGCTGGTACTGCCTGTTAGAAACACGCTGACCAAGACTGGGTTACCACCTGAGGCATTGGTGATGTCATAACTGGCAATGCCTGCTGCTGTGCTATAGGTCACTGTGCTGGCAACGCCTGCACTTACAACAACTGGTTCACCACGTGCGATGTAATGTGTTGCCATTATCTCTCAGCCTTACCAAAATAGATCTTGTCTGGATTGGCTGGGCTCTTAGCTTCAGCACCACCATCAATACAACCACCCATCTGTGCCGCTGTGGCAATGGTCAGACGGTTTGGATCTCGTGTCGCACTGGGACCTGTGTGTTCGCGACGCTCTTGACTAGAGTCGCTGGCATTGCCTTTACGTGCGGCTGCTGACAAGCCATAGTTTTCCTTCATTGTGAGACCAGTGTGGTTACCAGCGAAACGGTGTGTGGTTGCGCTACGGTTAACACCATCGCCCATCTGTCCGTTAAAGGCAAACGATTCACCGTCACCCCGTTGATCAGCCTTGCGACCCGTAGCGCGATCATCCTTGACTGATTTTAATGTGTTACCAGGCTTGCGGCCTAATGTAGTGTTTTTCATTTACTTTCCTTTTGCCTTAGCTGGCTTGTTACTTTTAGTTTTGGTTAACGCTTTGCGTTCTTCCTTACTACCTTGCTTCATAATCATTTTAGTTGGGTTCAGCGTGAACACACCTTTTAATTTAATTGCAGTCTTTGGACCACCTTGTTTCATCACGCTCATTCGTCTACGTCCTCTAGGCTTTCTTTACGGCCTTTGGCCTGCGTGGCCATAGTTGATTCGTGACGTGTAAAGGTTGGCTCAACCATCTTGCTATGGTAAGCACTAGACCGTTTGGCTGAATGATCACTATGGTGTTGTTCAGCCTTAGCAGCTTCACGCTTTTCTGAATACGCTATGGCAACGGCCTGTGACTGTGGCTTGCCAGCACGAAGCTCTGCGCCAATGTTCTTACCAAATGCTTGTTTGCTTGTGCTTTTAATTAGGGGCATAATATTCCAAATCGTTATAAGTTTATTTATGTCTAGACTATCTGGACCTAATTGGCCAAGCCTGGAAACATCCTGTGTGCTGGTATAGCTGATGTAGGGTTTAATCCATCCACAGCACGTGTATGTGGATTAGCTACAGTCTGCTTATGATATTTATTACTGCGGGCCAACTGTGCGCCAGAGTGTGGCACTATGCTGCCTGTCTGACTGGCTGGTTCCTTAAAGCTATTGCTGGAGGGCCGTTTGGCCAATTGATTTAAGGGTTTGATCATTATATTTTGGATCCTTATTAAACTTTTATGGCGCCTGTTTGAATCTGATTGAGCCAATAGCTACCACCGCTAGGTTTAACAGCCTGTGTAGCACGAGTCTGCCCAGCAACTGTTGCCGTGTATCCTGTGCCTGGTGCCACTGCGCCTGACTGGCCCTTGTTGTAAAGGTCCGCTATTTTAGCATCAATTGCTGGACTCATACGACCGCCATTCTGACTAACCATTTGTTGTATTTGTTGCAGTTGACTTTTATTGTTTGGATTACCATTTAGAGCCTGTATCATTAGGTCACGCTGTGTATCAGTTAGTCCTGCAGCAGCACCAGGGGCGGTAGGACCAGCAACTGGCTTACCACTTGTGCGAGCTTGATAGTCTTGATATGTTTCACCTGGCAGTGGTCCTGACTGTTGTGCTTGTACAGGCTGTACTGGTTGGGCTATGGGCTGTGCTTGTTTGGTAGCTGCTGGCACAGTAGCGGCGCCTGCTGGCATTGAAGTGGGTGGTGCAACTGGTGCTGGTGGTGGTGGGGCCTGCGTAGTGCTAGATTGTGCTGTGGGGGATTGTGTTATGTCAGACGGTGGAGCCACAGCCGCTTCCAGTGTAGGAGTTACTGGCGCCACGCTTGTACTCTCTGCTGGGGCCACAGTTCCTGACACCTGGTTAATCTGTGGAGCAACGGCCATTGTCTTGCCCATTGCGGCCATCATATCATCAGCTGAAGCGCCAGGCTGTCCATTACTCATTGGTGCAATATTGGTTGTGCTGGTGCCTGATTCTGACTGTGTATTTGGAGCTGTGGCCTGTTGTACTGTCTGTGCCAACTGTGGACTTACAGACTGTAACTGTTGTGCAAGCTGGCCTGTGGTAACACCTGCTGGTAGTGCGCCACTAGATTGAAGTCCGCTTAGTTTACCTGAACTCACGTTATGCTCCTAAGGCGCCAGGTGCCACAGGATCAAGAGTGCCTTCATCCTCACTGTTGATCTGACCGTCTGGACCAGTTTGTCCAAATTGTGCTAGAGTCAGACCATCCATAGGACCGTGGCCTAAGGCTGAATTTGGATCCTGTGTAGGAGTCTGACCTGACAAGCCCGCTAGGCCTGGCTTACCTGAAGTAGCGCCTGGCGCTAGACCATTGTTTGAACCTTGACTCATATTATGGTTTTGTTATTGTTAGATTGCGTAGGGCTTCTGCAAAGGCCTCAGCCTTTTGCTGTGCAACATCGTCTGACTCCACTGTGGCTATCTCTTGTTTGTCTGCTACCATCTTGCCCAACAAGATCTTTTCATAATCTCTTACGCCTGCGTGATCACAACGATTGATAGCATCAGCATAACTTA